TACAGCTATAGCGGCTATTAAAACAGGTAGGAAATTTATTGGTTTTGAAATAGCAGAAGAATATGTGGATTTGGCTAATAAAAGAATTAAAAAAATGTTGGAGATAAAAGCAAATTATTTATTCGTCGATGAGGAAATTGAAGGTGTTGTGGCATGAAAAAGAGAGTTAAAAGAATAAAACCTTTCCTTAATAAGATAGTGTGCGGGGATAGCCTAGAAGTTTTAAAAAGGTATCCTGATGATTGTATTCAGTTAGTGGTTACTAGTCCGCCTTATTATAGGAAACGTGATTATGATGAGGTTGGTCAATTGGGGCAGGAGGATTCACCAGAAGAATTTGTAGATAATCTTGTAAAAGTTTTTCGTGAAGTAAGAAGGGTGTTGCATCCATCAGGAGTGGTGTTCCTAAATTTAGGTGATTCTTATGTTGGTGGAGGGACACACAACACATTAAAAAATCAAGGGATTTCACAAAGTAGAAAACGACAAGGTTGTAAAAAGGATTGGAAAGTAACAGCCTCTAATTTAAAACCAAAGGATATGTGTGGAATACCTTGGAGAACGGCTTTGGCTCTTCAGGCTGACGAATGGTGGTTGCGGCAAGATGTTATTTGGGCCAAAGGCCTTTCTTTTTGCTCTAGTTATAGTGGTAGTGTTATGCCTGATCCTGCTAAAGATCGGTTTTGTGGATCGCATGAATATGTTTTTTTATTAACTAAGTCACAACATTATTTCTTTGATTTGGAAGCTGTTAGAGAAAAAGGAGTATATCCATCAGGAACAAGGGCCGCAAAAGGATCGAGAGAGAGAAGGGGCAAGTATGGTGTGAATGCGCGTCCGCCTGAATATGCTGAATACAGCGGTAAGCGTACTCCTAGGTCTGTGTGGGCTATTAATACAGCATCATTTCCTGATGCACATTATGCGGTTTTCCCTCCAAAGTTAGTGGAACCATTGATTAAGGTGGGAACATCAACAAAGGGGTGTTGCCCTAAATGCAAATCTCCGTGGATTAGAATGGTGGAGAAAGCATCTAAGAATAAAAAGGAAGTTGGTGGTAAATTAGCAGTTCTTAAAGAAAGCGGTTTTAGAAGGGACGGTAATCTTAGTATGGGAACTGTTGAGGTAAAGACGGTGGGGTGGGAGCCGACTTGTGATTGTGGTATTGGGGAAACTATTCCTTGTGTGGTGCTTGATCCTTTTATGGGAAGTGGTACTACAGCATTAGTAGTAAAGGAACTGGATCGGGATTTTGTAGGGATAGAATTATCACCAAAATATAAGAAAATGGCTGATAAAAGAGTAAGCCAGAAGGATGTTAATTTAGTATCATATGAGGAAGTGGAGGAACTATGACGGTTTTTATAGATAGTATAATAGAATATCCTGAAGATGTTATAGCTCCCGCTGCTAAACGTTTTGGTAGAAATTGGTGTCATATGTGGACTGACGGTGATATTGAAGAGCTTCATATAATGGCTGAGAGGGTGGGGTTAAATAGATCACATTGTCAGTACAGTCAAACATTAATTCATTACGATTTAATTCCTGGCAAAAGAGTTTTAGCTGTAATGGCTGGTGCTGTTGATGGTGATTTAGCAACATTGGTTGAGTTTTTTAGGAAACGTTTAAAGAAGAAAAAGAAACGTGTGAAACGCTCAAAAAAGATTAGAGTTAGGAGGCCGAGTTGAATAAGTTATTTGTGAAGGATGAGTGTTATACTTGTGAGCGATTTAAATCTATTTTTGGAAATGAGTTTGAAATAATAAACGGGGAAGAACATGAAGGTCTTAGTGAATTAGCTTGGTATGAAGGTGTTAATTTAGCAAGTGAGAAAGGTTTTCCTGTAGTAGTTTTTAATCCGGGTTGTGGAGATGAGTTGGTGGTGTCGGGTAATGGTGTGGTATATTATTTGATTGCGTTTGTAATGTTCTTAATGGGCGGTTTGGTTTGATGAGTAAAAAGAATGGGCGGGAATTGAAACAACTAGAATCGAGAGCTAAGATTGGTGAGTTGTTAAAACTGTCTGAAAAGCAGGTTATGTACGCTGAAGATAGGGGTCTTTATAAAGTGGTATTAGGACTGTTGGATGCTTGTGAATATGACTTTGCTATGGCCGGTGGACTATTGAACATGAGTGAGCGTAAGTTCACGGAATTATTTAAGGAATTAAAAGAGAAGAGTGATAATTATTAACTTGACAAGTAGGTAAATTTGGTGTACTATATAAGAGAATCAATTGAAAAGAACTTAACTGGGTATTTAAACAACAAATGGGGGTGTGTTATGCTGATTGGACGGATAGAATATTATTAACCTTTTAACTGGATCACAGCTATGATGTTTATAATAATAGCTGTGATCCTCTTTCCTTATTAGGAGGATTTAAAGTGGCAAAAGCAAAGAAAAAGGGATCAAAGAAGAAAGGAACAAAGAAAGCTAAGGAATTTACGGTTATTGCTTCTAAGCTGTATGAAGTTGTAACTATGTTGGAGGATGAAACTGATAAGGTTTTTGAGGCAACCGATCCTAAGAAGTTGTATGCTGAATTTATGGAGTTTATGAATAACACATTGACCGATGAGGAGTTTAATGAGTTGTCCGATGAGATTACGGATTTCTATAACGCTAATGCTAGAGCGGAGGAAGCGGCTCAGAAGATAAAAATTAAACCTGATGTAAAGGCACGTCCCGAACGTGAAGAAGAGGAAGAGGAAGAGGAGGACGAAGAGGAAGAGGAGGACGAAGAGGAAGAGGAAGAGGAGGACGAAGAAGAGGAGGAGGACGAAGAAGAGGAGGAGGACGAAGAAGAGGAAGAGGAAGAGGAAGAGGAGGAGGACGAAGAAGAGGAAGAGGAAGAGGAAGAGGAAGAGGAGGACGAAGAAGAGGAAGAGGAGGAGGAAGAGGAGAAACTCAAAAAGAATAAAAAAGGAGGAAAAGAAGTGGCTAAAAAGAAAAGTAATAAAAAGGCAGCAAAGAAAACGGTAAAGAAGTCTACAAAGGAAAAGGCCACAAAGAAAGCTACAAAGAAAGCAGTAAAGACGACAAAGAAAGCCACAAAGAAAAAGGCTGACAAGTCGGCTGATGTCCGCACTTATGAATTGGCTCTTCCCTACATTTTAAAGGGAAAGAATCCTAATGTAGAAGCTATTCATACGAAATTAGAGAAGGCCGGTTACGATACTCAGGCACAGTACACAAAGGTTCGTTGCAAGCGTTGTCAGGATGTTGTAACTATTCTGATTGAGCAAGACATGTTGAAGATCGAGAAAAAGAAAAAGAAGTAAATTAAGCTGATTAGTTGTGAGATGTAAAGGAGGCGGGGAACCGCCTCCTTTTTATACTTTCTTGGGGGTTGTAATGGGAAAGAAAATCGGCTTAATAGATGTTGATTCAAAATGGCCTAACTTAGCCTTAATGAAGTTATCAGCTTACCACAAAATCAAAGGTGATTTTGTAAATTGGTGTAATTCATTCGGTACTTATGATAAGGTTTATATAAGCAAAGTATTTTCTTCGACTTCAGATTTTGATTATACTATTGATGACAATGTGGAAGTTGTAAGAGGTGGTTCCGGTTATTCTTTAAAGACACGGTTGCCTGAGAATATAGAAAAATTATGTCCTGATTATGGTCTTTATCAAGGTGTTTATTCCGGTTACGCAATGGGATTTACTACAAGGGGTTGTGTTAGAAATTGTGAGTTTTGTGTTGTGCCTGAGAAAGAGGGAAAGATTCATGTGGTGAGTAGTGTAGAATCTTTTTGGAGAGGACAAAAGAGAGTTGTGTTATTAGATAATAATTTAACAGCCGCTCCAAATAATCATTTTGCAGAAGTGCTTATATTTTTAATTGAGAATGAATTAAGTGTGGATTTTTCACAAGGGTTGGACATCCGTTTAATTAAGATGTGGCAAGCTTCTTTATTGAAACAGGTAAAACGATTTAAGCAAATTAGGTTTGCTTGGGATAATGTAAAAGATGAGGATAAAGTAAGAAAAGGCATAGATACTTTGTTAAAATATATGGGGCCAAGAATGTTTCAATTCTTTGTCTTAGTTGGTTTTAATTCTACACTTGAGGAAGATATTTATAGACTGTTGGTATTACAAAGGACATATAACATTGATCCTTATGTAATGTCTTATGATGCTAAGGATTTTAAACAAAGGGTACTAAGGGATTGGGCCAATGGTCATTATATAAGAAATTCAACGTTATATCAATTTTGTAAAATCAAGGGTTACAGTATGGGGGGAGAAGATATTGAAGGTATTGAGAGAAGAGTTAATAAGCGCATTGGAAGTAATTAGACCGGGATTGACAACCAGTGATCCCAGAGAGCAAACAAGCCATTTTGTTTTTACTAAAAAGGGGATTTATACTTATAATGATGACATTTCAATATTCATTTCTTTTGTTGGATTGGGAGAGTTTTCTGTTAAAGCTTCTGATCTGTACAAGATATTAATAAAGCTTCCGGAAAAGTTTATTGAAATAGAAGTATTTAAAACAAAGATCAATATTAAAAGTGTGTCATCTAAAGTGAGTTTGAAGCCTTTGTCTGAAGCACAGTCTAAATCAACTCAGAATCCTAAGATTGAAAAAGAATGGAAGAAACTTAAGGTTCATAAAATAGATGAGTGGAAGATACTACCATCTAATTTTAGAGAGGGTTTAAAGTTGTGTCAGTTTTCAGCGTCTAAAGATATTAATTCAGGAACATTAGTTTGTGTTTACGTTGTTGGTAATAAAATATATTCAACGGATAGGACGCGGGTTAGTCGTTATAAAATGAAATTAAAGATGGAAGACAATCTTCTTATCCCGGCAAAATATGTTGATGAATTAGTAAAAGCTGATATTCAGTATTATAGTACTGATGGATCGTGGGCGCATTTTAAAACTAAGGAAGGTGGTATATTTTCAGTAAGGGTTTTTTCTGGTGAGTTTTTGGATTGTGAAAAGCATTTTGGAGCAGAGGGGGAAACATTTATATTACCTTCAAATATAAAAGACGTTATTGATTCGGTTGAGGTTATGACAGATGGGCCTGATAAGGTGACAAGGACAGGTATTGAGATTAAGATATTTGATGGGGAAATATTTTGTAAAGCAGAGAAAAGCACAGGTGAGATTGAGCGTAATATTGACATAGATTATGCCGGTGATCCCGTAGAGTTTCTTATTAATCCGGCTTTCTTTTCTCAGGTGTTGGAAAAAGGCGCTATGAAGATGACGGTGATTGGAGCTAGTAAACTTGAGTTTAGTACAAAGAATTTTACACATATTATGGCTCAGAAAGTGAGGATAGATTGAGATGGGAGATAATAAAAAGTGGTGTTATCATTGTGTTCATTTGTGTATGCAGAACCTTCATGTTGTGATCCTGATAGGGAAGCCTGTAAAGATTATGAATTAGATGTTGATCAATTTTGTGATAGGGATTTAAAAATGCCTGAAGAATTTTTTACAGCCGAAGAGCTTCAAATGGCTCAAGTAGGAACTGCTAGAGTAACAAAGCGTAAAGATGTTTCAGCGGAATTGCGCGTGTCTGGAGAGCCTTTGTGCCATAAGTGCAATATTCGATATGAGCCAGGAGTTAGTAATTCCCAATCAGCATTGGCCGGAGATGGTGAGAGAAAAGTATTTATAAAAGGTGAGGGGTCGGGAGATTTTGATGGAGATAAAGGACAAGTATTTAGAGAAATATTATCTGAAAATGATTTTGATTTAGATAAAGATGCTCATGTAATTAATGCTATAAATTGCAGACCTGAGTATGATAGGACTCCTAATAATCAAGAAATATCTTATTGTAGACCTTACGTAAATAAATGTTTGGAAGAGGCAAATCCTGAATTTGTGTGGTTGTTAGGAGCTTCAGCATTCACAAGTTTTTATGCTAATCGTTTAGGCAGTAGTAAAATAGATAGGTGGAGAGGTTTGGTAATGCCTGATCTATATACTAATGCTTGGGTAATGCCTATGGTGCATCCCTCTTCTTTAAATTACAATCAGAATGCTAGATCATGTTTAGCAAGGGATGTAAAACAGGCTGTAGAATTTATTGAAGTGAATGGTAGGCCGTTTAAAGGGCACACAAAGCAGGATGATTTATTAAGGAGTGTTGATAATCAAATAAGGGTGATAACAGATTATGAGGAAATACTTTTTGAATTAGACACACTAGCTAATTTTAGAGGAAGAGTTTTTGTTGATTACGAAACTAATAGACTATCTCCATTTTTTCTTAATGCTAAAATATATTGTGTGGGTTTTTATACTGAGGAGCAAGGGTGTGTTGTTTTTCCATATGAGTATCCCGGCTATCATAATGAATCGAAATTGAAAAAGATTAATAAGTATTTTAGAAAAGGGGTATCTAATAATTCGCCAATAGCGCATCATATTTTATTTGAAGATAAATGGACAAGGGGTGTGTTCAAAGTAGCTGCTAATTGGGGTTATTGTACATTGCTTGGTAATTATGTCTTAGATTGTGCAAGCCACATTGTTGATGAAAAGTGGGGATTTGCCGGTGTATCGGGCCTTAAGATTCAATCATACATTCGATATGGTATTGAAGGATATGAGGAGGGGGTATCCCCGTACATAAGGCCAAGTGGAACTGACGGTTTAAATGGGTTGCATAAAGTTAATTTTCAGGATTTGGGTTTGTATTGTGGAAGGGATGTTGTTTTATTAAATCGTTTGTATGAGAATCAAAGAACTGAATTTACTTTTTCGTCAAATAAAGGACAGCGTAAAGCATATAGTTTTATTAAGCGGGGGGCTGATGTATTCGCTAATATTCAGGAGAGAGGTATACCAATAGATAGGGAGTATTATGATGAAACATTAGTGACTGTACAAAAAGAAATAAAAGTAATAAAAGATATACTTTTAGAATCAAAAGCAATAAAGAAGTTTATAAAATTAAAAGGTAGAATTCCTAATTTAAGATCATCACAAGATCAAAAAGTAATTTTCTTTGACATTTTAGGTTATCAAAGTAAGAGTGAAACTGTTAAGAAAAAGCGTAAACTTGATGAGACAGCATTGCTTGAGTTTAATAGTCCTTTTGCTAACAAATTTATTGAAATGAAAAAGCTGATTAAGGTGAAGGATAAGGTAAATGAAATATTAAGGGAAGCATCAGAAGATGATCGGGTGCATCCAAACGCAAGTCTCCATACTACTAGAACTTATAGGCCAAGTACTGATGCTCCAAATTTTGCTAACATGCCTAAACGGGATGAAATGCAAGCGGCTTATATAAGGAAGGGGATAAAACCTAGTCATGGTAATATGTTATTAACAGGTGATTATGGTGGTGTAGAGGTCTGTTTAGCCGCTTGTTGTAGTGGTGATCCTGTGTTGATTGATTACATAACAACTGGTGGTGATATGCACATGGATATGGCCGAAGAATTGTTTTTAATGGAAGCATCTTATATAAAAGAGATTAAGGAAGAGTTTCATATTAATTTAAGACACGGTGCAAAGAATGGTTGGACATTTCCTCAATTTTATGGTTCTTATTTTGTAACGTGCGCTAGAAATATTTGGTATGATTATATTGAAAAGAACAAGGTGATCAGGGATTATTTGAAGGATCAAGGGATTAAAACAAGGAATTCTTTTATAGAACATTGTCGAGAAGTGGAGAGAGAATTTTGGGATAAGTACCAAATTTTTAGAGAATATCAGAATGAGCAAATTGTATTCTATAATGAACATGGGTTTGTGGAAACTTTATTTGGACAAAGGCGCGGTGGAGCTTTAACTAAGAATCAAATTATTAATACGCCGATTCAAGGTAGTGCATTTTTATGTTTGTTATGGGGTATGATTAGATTGGATGAGGAATGGAAGCATGAGTCACAAATGACTTTTCAAATATATGATGAGATAGGAATTGATCTTGTGCCTGAAGAAAGAGAAGAGGTCATGGCTCATATGACAAAGGTTATGACGGTTGATTTAGCTGAAGAGAATGATTTTATTGTAGTGCCGATGTCTGTTGAGTTTGAAATTTCAAAAGTAAATGGTAATTGGCATGAAATGAAAGAAGTAGCAGCCTAGGAGGGATAAATGAGATGGAAGGTATAGCGATAATAGTTTTTGTTGGGTTTTTTCTTTTTATGATTAGTGTGATTATTTTAGATGGTAAGAAGGAAAAAATAATCCATACGCCCTCTGATGATGATTGGGATGTTTCATCTATTGGCAATCATGGTTATATGACAGTAGGAGGGTTGATTAAATTTTTGGCAAAGTATGATTTAAATGCTAGGATTATAGTTTACGATCATGGAGATGGTCAGTATCTTGATGCTGTTTATGGGGCAAGATTAAATAAAAATAAATATAGTGATAAATATAAAGGTGTAGTTGAAATAGTAGCAGAAAATTAAGGGGGGAATAAATAATGGCGGGATTTGGGGTTAGATTTAGACCAAAGAGTTTCAAAACGATTGTGGGTAATGATCATATCAAAGAAGTTCTTAATGGGTTTGTAGAAGCTGAAGAAAGGCCGCAAGTGTATATATTTGGTGGGCCTTCGGGAACAGGCAAAACTACATTCGCAAAAGTTTACGCAAAGATGTTGGGAATTGGTAAGTCTGATTTGAATGTTATAGATGTGGCTCAGGATAGCTCTATAGCGAGTGTGAGGGATTTAAAAGAGGCTTTGGGGTATGCTGCTATTGATGGGGATTTTAAATGTTACATATTTGATGAGGCTCATCGTTATTTAAAACAGGCTCAGGATGCCTTACTTGATGTGTTTGAGCATACGCCGCCTCATGTTTTTTTTATATTATGTACTACAGAGCCTCATAAAATAATCAAGGCTATAAGGGGTCAGCAAAGAGGAGTTGACTTAAAGACACAATTATTAAGTCGAAAGGAGTTAGGCAGAGTTGTAAATAGGGTAATAAAGAAGTTAGAATTAGATGTGTCTGAGGAAATACTACGTCAAGTAATATCTGTGTCTGATGGATCGGCGCGGGCCGCTTTGAACAATCTTGAATTAGTAAAAGACATAGAAGAGGAAGAAACAGCATTAACTCTTTTGAATGTAATGCGGGAGAGTGGTGGGTTTATGGACTTGGTTAGTGCTTTCTTCACAAAAGATTTGAAGAAAGCAGGTGTGGCTTTTGAGTCATTAATGACTGAGGATCAAGAGGGATTGAGGTTGGGTATTCATAAATATTTTACTAAGGTGTGTGTTGGCGAGATGAAAAAGGGGAAGAATAAAAGGGCTGTGATTTACTACACTCATTTATTAACCTGTTTCGACAAGCCTTTATATAATGGGGGAAATGTTTTACCTTATATTAACGAAACTATATTATTAGGAGAATAGAAATGCCAATTAGAAACAATTTAGAAAAAGAAGATGTGTTGCGGATTTTGGAGTTAGAGAGTTACTATCAGGATTTAAAACACGGTGGAGCAGAGCATGATGTACTACACGGTGAGCCGGGATTTTTATTATTCATAGAATACCAGTTGGAGAAAGCTAAGTACAGTTATTACCATGGAAGTTCTATAGATTTTTTGAAAGCTGTGATTATTATTATGACACTGGCTTACAAAATGCTTGTAACGTTTAATTATGCTTCTATAATAAATCCTACAAAATGGCGAAGTGAAGATATAGTGAAGCTCTAGGAGATTAGTGTGGCTAAGAAAAAGAAAAGGAAGAACAAAGAAGAACTTACAATTCTTGAGTTGTCTAATTTAGCTGAGGCTCAATTGGAGATAGATTTAAATAATCTCCATCATGAATGTGAGGAGCAACCTAAACTTTATAAGAGGTGGTCTAAGCGGTATGCTCAAGCTAAGTATAAATTGGAAGAGTTAAAAGATAATTTGGTGTTTACTGAGGCTGAGGCTTTGTTAGATATAGCGGCTAATCCTAAGAAGTTTAAATTACCCAAAACAACTGATCAAACGGTAAAAGCGGCTATACCTATTCATCCAGACGTGGTAGAAGCAAAAAGAAACAAGAGAAAACAGGCTTATAAGGTAGGTGTGTTAGGGGGGATTCTTGAAGCGTTTGGTCAGAGAAAGAGTATGTGCGGTGAGGAAGTGAAATTGTTTATGGGGAACTATTTTGCTAAAGTTCCAAAACCTAAAATAAAAGATGATCCAGATCATCTTTTAGGAAATTCTAAAAAAAGAAAGAGGAGGAAGTAAATGGCAAAGAAGAAAAAGGGAACTAAGACTAAGAAAACTAGCAAAGGTCAGAAATTACGCGATCTTTATTCCGGTGGGGATTCGGTAGAATCATCTTACAAGGTAAAAGATGATTTTGGTGGTGGGAGAACTCCATTGAAGATTAATATGCCTTTGGACTATGTTTTCTTTAAGGGTGGCGATCACCAGATGGAAATTATTCCTTGGCTTAGTAGTGGTAAAGTGCCTCCACTTATTTATGATAAGCCTGTGGAGAAAGGTAAAAAGATGCACGTTCTTATTTTGTAGGTGCATCGGAAGATCGGGCCTAATCAGGATGACGTTTTGTGTCTTGCTAAGAATTATGGTGAGTCATGTCCTATTTGTGAGTATCTTACATCTTACCGTGAGACAGACGATTATGATGAGGAATGGCATGATCGGGTTAAGGCAAAACGTTACTGTGCCTATTTGGTAGTATGCCTTGATAATAAAGAAGAGGAAAATAAGGGTGTGCGGGTGTGGTACATTGCACATTTCTTTAGTGAGACAAATCTTCTGGAAATATCAAAGATGAGTCGGGGCAGGGGTTTTATAAATTTTGATGATCCGCGAAAGAAAGTAGGAAGGACAGTTTGTTTTAGTAATGCAAGTAAAGGTAAAGGAAATGTGAGTTATAAGGGATTCCGGTTTGAAGAGAGGGATTATGATATACCGGAAGAGTGGCTTGCGGAATCCATACCGCTTGATAAGTACCTTGAGAAAAAAGATTATGATGAGCTTGAGGAATTGTTTTTCTCTGGAAAAGTGATGGGCAATGAAGAAGAGGAGGAAGATGAGGACGATGATGATCGTCGCAGTAAGTACGAACTAGAAGATGAGGAGGATGAGGACAATATTGATGATGATGAAGATGAGGAGGACGATGACGAAGAGGAGGACGATGACGAAGAGGAGGACGAAGATGATGATGAAGATGAGGAGGATGATGAAGAATTGGATGTAGAAGCTGAAGTTAAACGCAAAAAGAAAAAGATGAATAAGACTGTAGCTAAAAAGAAGAAATGGAAATGCAAACATGGTCTGAAGTTTGGTGATTACGATAGTGATAATGATGAGTGTGAAGATTGTGATGGTAAGATTTGGGAAGAGTGCGCCAAAAAAGCAGGGTATGAAGTAGAAGAGACAGATGATGATGATGAGGAGGATGAAATCCCTTTTTGATTAATATTAAAGTCTTATAGGAGACGACAAGTAAGTTGGGTGCAATAACCTTTCTCACAAACGTATTCATCGGGAGTTAGGTTTGACGCTCAACTTACTTGTTTGTTGATGGAGTAAAGTATGGAACACACAATTATTGAAGCAATAACGTTGCCTGATGCTTGGTTTCAGTGTGTGGCTAAAGTATTAGATGGTTATAGATATATAGTTACAAAAGGTTCTTATGAGGGGCAAGAAAGGTTTGAGTTTGATGCTATATCAATTCAAATTAAATATCCCGGAGCTAGACCACTAGTGCCGGATATGCCTCCGGGTGTAAATCTTCCGCCTCCTGCAACACAACAACAGGTGGAGGATTATCTGCCTTATTTGATGACTGGAGATATACAACCGAATGAAACCTACACATATGGAAACAGACTTGTAGGTAAACAGAAAATGTGTGTGGTAGATCATATGTGTCCCTCATGTGATCGTAAACATTATAGAGAGTGGTATACACCGGATCAAATTCAAACTGTGATTGACACATTTAGAGAAGTGGGGGAAGGTTGGAATCAAGCGACAATGGAGATTGCGGCGCCTTCTGATTGTGGTACAGATGATCCGCCTTGTCTACGTTTAATTGATTGCCGGTTACGTTACGGCAAGCTTCATTTTTTCACGTACTGGAGAAGTTGGGATTTGTGGAGTGGCTTCCCTGTGAACCTAGCAGCCTTGCAAATCATGAAAGAATACATGGCCGCAGAAATAGGTTGCGATGATGGAGAGATATTTGCATTTAGTAAAGGGTTGCATATCTATGGGTATGCAGAGGAATTGGCAAAGATAAGATTAGGGAAGGTATAATTATGTCAACTGTAAAAGAATGGAAAGGTATTTTGAAGTGGGTTTCCTTTGGAGGGATGAGAGTATGGATTAATACAATGAATAAAACAATAATTGCTGTAGTTGCTCCTAAGAGAAAGGATAAAAAGAATGTCTAGTATAATATTACCAACTCATTTAGTAAAAACGAAAGTTGCTCCACATCTTTATTTAAGAGAGATTATATGTTCTTGTGGGTGTGGTTATTCTTTTATTAATGTACATTTGTTAAATGATTTTGAGTTGCTGCGTAATTGGTGTGGATTTCCTTTACCTGTTACTTCTGGTTGTAGGTGCTTAAAGCATAACAATACATTGTCTCGCAGATCAAGGGAGAGAATTAGCGAGCATGTGTTTGGGTGTGCTTTGGATATTGTTGTAAAAAAAGTTTTCTCATATAAATTAGAGAAAGAAGCAGATAAAATATTTGATAGGGTTGGTAGAGAAGAGTTTAAAAGAATGGGAGAACTTTGGGTAATGATTCATGTTGGTGTTGGTAATAAGATTCTAGGCTCTGGTTATCCTGTCGCTAAGTGGGGTTATCCAAAATGAAAAAAGGAAAAGTTAAATTTAAATTAAGATTGTTTTATTGTGTTTCTTATAAACCATCAAAACGAATGATTGATCATCGAAAAATTATAAGTCAAGATGCTATTATTGAGGCTTATAGTTGGGTAGATGCCTTTGCGGTGTTTAAAGGGAGAGGTGTTTTTGGTACCCGGTTTATATTAGGAAGAGCAATTGAATATATTGGCGAACAAGGTTTGTTTGTAAGAGAAATAGGAGATAGTATCAATGATTAAGAAGGAAACAAAGGTAAGAATTAAACGCACTCGTAAAGAGCATGAGTATTATAAAAAGGAATATTTATCTACTAGTTCTACTCCTGTTGATCTTGCTATTTCTGGTGGTGTAAAGAAGTATGGTGGTATTCCGGGTGGAGTTATAGTTGAGGTTTATGGGCCGGAGAATTGGGGGAAGAGTGTTTTAGCTACGGAGATAGCAGCGTCCGCGCAGTATAAAGGAGGGAGGGTTTTATTTGGTGACATTGAAGGTAGGATGGATTTAGAGTTTGCTAAGACATTGGGGTTTGATGCTTTTGAAGAGGATACTAATTATAAGAAGTTTATGGGAGATTCAGAAGATGATCCTGTTTTTATAGATGATGTTTTTGAATATGGTTCAAGTTGGCTTGATTATGATAATTATGCTGATGTGTGGCAAGTAATTATATATGACAGCATTGCGGGGCTTGTAAGCAGACAAGAGCTTGATCCTAAGAATAAGCAGCCTGAAGGTATGGTTCGGGCTATGGCTTTTGGTTCTGTTTTAAGAAAGTTTTCCAAGAGAATATCTGGTAGAAAAGTGGTGGTTGTTTGTGTTAATCAACGTAGGGCTGATATAGGAGCAACTAATTATTTTGGAGGACAAAAGTACAAGGCTGCTGGTACTGGTAATGCTATGCTTCATTGGGCTAGTGTTCGTTTAGATGTGGGTGAGGGGCAAGAGTTGAAGATTGAAAGGTCTGTGCATGGGAAGAAATATTACAGAACTGTAGGCAAGCGGCCTTACATAGATGTAGTGAAAAATAGTGTGGATCAGGATGGCAGGAAATGTCATTTCTCTATCAGACACGGATACGGTATTGATGATATTTATGATCTTCTTTTGTTCAAGCGTGAGAATTCTAAAGAAAAAACTATAATTGTGAATGGTGAAAATTTAGGCAATCAAATACCTAAAGCTATTAAAGCAGTAGAGGGGAGTAAGAAGTTAAGGAAAGCTTTGCGGAAAGAAGCTGTGGAAACATGGCATTACATTGAAGATAAAATGGTAGATGAGAGGAAGCCAAAGGAGAGATGGTAATGTCTATAATAGCAATAGTATTAGAATGTCCCCATTGTGGTTGGGGAGTGCAAATTCCTCATATGTGCTGTTCTGTTAGTGAAAGTGAAATTTTACGTTTGAAAAAAATTCATGATCATATATCTTTTGTGTGTAGTGGATGTGGAGTTTCTTTCATATTTAAAGATGCTTTTAGAAAACTTGAATTTGGAATAATGGACATAAGGGGGTGGACTATTAAAGCTCAAGTGGATAGGCATGTTTTATACGGAGAATCTTTTGAAGAGAATACTATATCAGCTTCAAAGGAATTTTGAATGTTCGAGTTTATAGAATGGGTTGGTGTGAATAAAGTTGGATTCATAAGTAGTGCTGCGTTGATTTGGTTGTGGGTTTTTTATAAATTATTAATAGGAGCAATAACAAAAAAATAAAAAGAAGGAGGAAGAAGATGTTTGAAAAAAGACGTGTAGAACAAAAGATTGAAAAGTGGATTTATAAATATTTACACACGGAAACTCCAACTGAAAGACACAGATTACATGTGCCTGTGACTGTGATTGTTGAGAAAAGTGGCAATATAGAAATTGAATCAGATAGTGGTTTTGGTATAACAACTGGAGATTTACTCGCTATAAGTAAATTTTTTATGGACGTTTATAATGGGTGTTGTGCTGATGGTCTTATGGTGTTATCAACTCCTGAATGGGAAAAGCAACGAAGAGAGGAATATAGAAAAGAAGAGGAGGAGAAAAATAATGAATCAAAAGAATAAAGATTTGGAGTTTATAAAATGGAGTATTGAGCATTTTCATATGTTACATGATATGTTTGGGGTAAACGGTTATAATTATTCTAGGAATCATTTAGAGAATAATTTTATTAAACCGTTTAAGGAGGGCAATCTTGATCCAAGTATCAAAAAGAAATTTAGTTACAATGAGAAAGATGGGACGATCACTGTATCAGAGGATTTTTTCTGGTTCTTTGGACAAGGTTGTTTTACTAATGGAATTGCTTTTGGTATTGATACTGCTTATATGCTTGATAATTTTGTTGCTGTGTGCCTTGCTAGGGATGTCAATTTAGTGAGGATGATTACAACTACATTTATAACTGTACGGGATAAGCATGGAGGATTAGCGGCTGATTTATTATCGAAGTTTGTTAAGGACTTTGGTAATTTGGTAGCTGATGGTGTTAAATTTGCCAATAAAGGGAAATCTTAATGGTTGAAGAAAAGAAGAGAAAGAAAAACAAAGGTAAAGCTAAAGGTAGTGCATTTGAACGATGGACTGCTAAACGTTTTTCTAAGTGGCTTTTCCGGAACACAAAGACAGATTACTTTTGGCGTACAAGTGGTTCTGGTGGTAAGGCTACTGTAATGACAAAGAAAGGACTTGAACGAATAGATCAAGTTGGAGATATTCATGCTTTAGTAGTGAGCGGTGAATCCCCCGGTGCTTTTTTGACAAAATTTTTTACTATCGAATGTAAGTTTTATAAAAGTTATCATATAGATGGTATTTTGCGTGGGTTGAAGAGGGATCATGTATTGATGTGGTGGAAACAAGCTGTAGAGCAAGCGGAACAGGTTAATAATTATCCTATGTTGATATTCAAAGGCAATAATGTTTCAGCTTATGTTGCTGTTTCATGGGATGTTAGTAATGCTTTTCAAACTTGTGGAGTGTTAGGTAAGATACCACATCATATAGGAATAGCTTACACAGGAGATAAATGGGAAGAGTTTGTTATCTATGAGCTTGAATCATTCCTTCGATGGATTACTCCTAGAAAGTTGAAGAGTATTATAAAAGCGGAGTTGTTAGATGAGTGATAAACCTAAAATATATAAAAGTGCTTGTGGTAAGATTGTTATGGTTGGTAATTCTGTCAGGATAGATTTTTCTCCTGAATGGGTTTTAGAAAATGGAATGCCTCCTAAGGAATTTACTAATATATTTGCTGGTCTTGAGCATGAGATGGAACAGTTTGGAAGTTTTGTTGATAAAAAACTTGTACTAAAGAAGGTGGAAGATTTAAAGTTTGAAGAGAATAGTAATATTATTGTAGGTAGTTTGAGAGCGTGGTATGCTATTGTAGATGTAGATAAGAAAGAAGAGGGTTGTAAAATAATAAAGTTTCCATTGCAGGAGAATTAAAATGACTTTTAATCCTGATACATTGATATGGTCTGACCTTCATTTAGACGAAAGAACCTCAATTAAATATTTTAAAGGAGATCGTTTGACTGATGGTTTTAATACGCTTGATGCAATCTTACAGATAATAGAGGATGGTGGTTACACTTCTATTTTCTTAGGAGATATAGCTGAGAAGAAAGATAGGCATAGTGAGGCTGTTATAAATGGGTTTGTTGAACGTATTGAAGCATATACGTTGCTAAAAGAATATTGGCTGATGGGGAATCATGATTACGTTGATATATATTCTCCATTGTTTAGGTTTATAGAAACAATTAATACTTCTGGCAGATGGTCTAGGAGGTTTATTCGGAAGTTTGAAATAGTTATGAATCGAAATGCTTTGAATTTTGTTTTCATTCCTAATGGTGTAAATATAGAAGTAACAAAAGATTTTGAGAAACCTTTTTTAGATTGTATCGTGTTCGTACATGATGAAATAAATGGTGCTAAATATCCTACAGGCAAGAAACCAACAGGCAAAGGTATGCCATTTAAAAGAAAAGATTTTAAGGGAGCTAAGTTAGTTTTCTCTGGACATATTCATATGCCACAAGTAATAGGCAAGAATGAAAATATTATATATGTGGGATCAATTAATCCTACAGAGTTTGGTGAAATACATGGTGGAACATATGTGTTGTTAGATTCAATAACAGGAGAATGGGAGTATAGACCGTTACCTACTCCTAACTTTGTAACGATCTCAAAATCAAAGATGTGGCGCAAAGCTGTTGTAGAAGTAAGTGAGTTAGGAGGATTCAAAGGGAATTACGTAAGATTAAACCAAACATTAACAAGGAAACAAAGAGAAACGTTTGATGTTCAAATGTGGGAAGATAAAATAAGAAAGGAGGGTGCTAAAGGTTTTGTGAATGATATTAAAGTTGAAGGTGAGGATGACGAAGTTATTGATATAAATATTTCCTCAGATAATAAACCAAGAGATTATATGAAGATGGTTGTAGAGGAAGAAACTAATAAAGAGGAGTTGTTAGAATGGGGATTGAAAAGAATAGCTTGACAAATCAATTTAATCATGCTACTATAAAACAATGGGGGTAACAAAATGAAAGTAAAAAGAATTCAGGTAAGATGTCCTAATGAGAAGTGTAATGATTTACATGAGTTTCCTTTGCGTTTGGCTGTACCTACTGTTAAAACAGTAGCGGAAGGAACGAATGTTAATTTTACATTAGTGCCTAATGTGATGATTTGCCATTGTGGAGAAGCCGCAGATATAAGTAATATTTTATCTGGTAATATTAAACCGGCAATTGTTGTTTCTGTTGATGATGTGGAGGGGTAAATGATAGTTACTATAAAATTTGTAGCTATTGATTTTTCAAAAGGACATGAAGAGGTTGAAATGACAGAAATAGTTTGTTCGGGGAAACCTTTAACAGTAAGTGCTATTGAAGATATTTTGCGGGATGAGCATAGAGATGATGAGGATTTAGGGATTAAAACAAATAGTGTTGAAGTATTAATGGTGAGGAGTAATGATTATAGGTGGGGATGTTGAAAAGAAGAGTTGGGATTGGTTGAGTAAATATTTCAATTTGAAAAGCAAAAAACCTGATAAAAGTATTTTTGATTATACTCTTGATGATATAATTAAAATGTTAGAAGATTGGGAAGAAGTTAAAAGATCAGGATTGCCGGATGTTATTGTTGTTGATTGTTCCGGTAATTTGGGAGAATAAAATGAAATTAATAGAAAGGGAAAGAAAGGCAAGTTTAGAAAAATGCTGGATGAGTTGTGTGATTATCGGCGTGGTAGTGTAGAGTAGTTTAAGCGGAAAGGTTAATAAAATGCCAAATGTAAGTTTTGAATCAATTGAATATAGTAATTTTGCTCCATTTAAATCCCCTGTTAAGATAGACTTTTCAGAATTACCGAAAAGTGTACTTGTGGAAGGGATTAATTATGATGAGCCTGTTGAGATTAATGAATTTGGGGATGAGGAGTTTACTAGTAATGGTTCTGGAAAGTCTTTCTTAACAGAGGGATTAAGAGTGGCTTACTTTGGTAAGCCACTTCGGAAGAGTGATTATGTGAGTGATATAATTCACAATGGTAAAGGTAAGTGCGTTATCACACACAAGTTTAAAGTTGGTAAATCACTTTACACTCTTATTAGATCACGGACTGATAAAGGTAAGAATAAAGTCACGTTGAAATGGAGAGGTAAAGAATTATCTGGTAAAGCGGCTGAAGAGAAATTGCAAAAATTAATTGGATTAAATTTTTCAGCTTTTGATGCAGTTGTTTTTCCTACATCTTCTGATAAAACTTTTGTAGACCTGTCACCGCAACCAAGATTTGAGTTGTTTGCAGAACTATTTCCACGTTTAGAAGTTTACGAGATTGGTAGGAAGAAAGCACTCAAAGAAAAAAAGAAATTAAAGGAGGCTTTAAAGTTCTATAGATCAAAATTAAAAAGTTTTCGAGAAGAGATAGAAGAACGGCAGGGGAAGATTGAAGAGTACATGGAGGATATAAAAACTTTTGAGAAAGACTGTAAGCACGGTGTTAAAGCAAAGGGAATTGAGCTTAAAGTAAAAGAGTCTGAATTAGAAAAAATGAATTTGGAGTGGGAACGTAAGCGTAAGAAATTAGAAGAGCAAAAGAAAAGGTTACAAAATAAGTTGAAGAAAGAACGTAGGGGTGTTGAGAAATTGCAAAAAGAAGCCCTAGCAATGCAGAAAGAGGCTGAAGAGTATAAAGCCATAGTCAAAAATGCTACTAAGTTAGAGGCTAAATATAAGGTCATAGCAGAGCAAAATGATGAATTACCCAAAGTTGGTAAATGTCCTTATTGCACAAAGAAAACTACTAAAGAGGATATTAAAAAGATAAAAAGAGTCGGTAAGAAAAAGTTGGCGAAAATAAATAAGGAGTATGAAGAAAAATATAAAGATAAATTGGATGAAATAGATTATAAGCAAAAGGTGTTTGATTCACATCTTGATTTTATAGTTGTGGGAAAAGAACAAGTAAATGACACAGAAAAGGATTTGATAAGGGCTGATGCAAGTATAACTAATCTGTCATCTATAGGTATAGCTGATGTTAAAAACCAGATTAGTGAGATTAAACGTCATATTAAAGTGTTGAAGAAAGCCAAGAGTCCTTATCAGGTTTACGTTGATAAGATGAAAGAAGAGTTAGGGGAGTTAAAGAATAAACGTAAGAAGTTAAAAGTTAAAGTAAAGGATGTGAAACATGAGTTGGAATTGGCTACGGTATGGGTTGAAAAGTTTCCTGAAGCTAGGGCTTTGGACATGCGTAATTTACTTGATGGTTTTGAAGTGCTTGCTAACCGTTATCTAAAAAAGATTTCCGCAAATATAAGAGTTACGTTTGAAACTTACAAGCCGACAAAGAAAGGGAAGCAAAAGAATAAATTTGAAATATTTGTACATGACGGCGCTAAAGAGAAGTTGCCCTATTCGATGTATTCAAAGGGTGAAAAGGGCAAGATAAGGCTGTGTGTGTCGTTAGCGTTGGCGGATTTGGTGCATGAGACATCTTCGTTTGCTTTTAATGTGCTGGTGCTTGATGAATCTTGTCCCGGTATAGATACTGCCGGACGTAAGAAAGTTTATAGAATGGTTCAGGATCGGATAGAGCATTACGATCAGAAAGTATTGTTTGTAGATCATAATCCGAAGTTTAAAGAATTGTTTCAAGAAATATTGTTAGTGGAGAAAAGGGATGGGGAAAGTAGGCTAGTAGCATAGGGAGGGAAGTATGATTGATTTTAGGATATCAGGAAAAAGATTACCAAATGAATTACAAGCAAGACTTGAGATTGATGATTGTGACAATTTAGTATTAGAAGTGTTGGGTAGGTTATGGATACCTATATTGCAGTTATCAGCAAGTACCGGGTGTTTAGAAAGGATTCCATTAAATAAAGATGAGATGGAACAACTCCTGAAGCTCAGGTTTGATAATGATGGGAAAATAGAAGTGTAGGAGTAATTATGTCATTACCAAATAAAATAGCAATAGCAATTAATAAGATTGAAAATCAGTATGGCAAAGTGGACATGCACATTTTTCTTACACAAATGGACATAGATATGTACTTTGAAGAAACTGGGCATAAGTTTATTTCTGTTAAGTGCCCTACTTGTAATCGTTACCCAAAGGAAATAAAACAGAATGCTTGTTGGGGGTATCCGTTAGGAATAGTACTAAAAGGTATTTCTTATATAAAATATTGGACTGATTGTGGGTCATGTACTATGGAAATAAAATAGGAGGTAATTATGTGTTTCATATTAGGACTTTTGATAGGATTTGTTGTGGGGGCTGTGTCTTGTGGTGTCACAGTATTGTATGTTACGTTTAAAGATGGTTTTTTGATTGGAAATTATCAGGGTGAGGAGGAAAAGTAGATGTCTATTACATTTAAAGTGTCGGGTAAACTTAGAGAGAATGAAGTTGAATCGCGGTTAGAAGTAAATGAGGATGGTGATTTAGAATTACAAATGCTTGGTCTTAGAGGATGGATAGCTGTTCTTATTGTTAAACATCATGGAGTATTATCAAGGGTAAAATTAACTCATGGAGAAATGAAGCAATTACCCTTGATTCAATTTAATGGTGAAGGAAGGATTGAGTGTTAAGGGAGTTGTTATGAAAAAAGAAAAACCAAAGTATAAAATAGGAGATTGTGTACGTGCCAATGCTCATTGTGAAATGGATTATGATACTAATAATAATAGAGTAGTGAATGTAATTAATATAAAATTTGAAGGGGTGATTTGTGGAGGGTGTTATAGACATGCGGGGAAGGTTGTGGGTGGTGGTGTAGAAACGTATTATGGTGATGATTCTGAAGATTATGGAGATAATTATTTAATAAAAAGGAAAGCTAACTTCTTTTACTTAGTAAGGAAAGGTTTTATTAATAAACCTTTGTTAGTAAGGCCGGAAGATATATTGT